GCTGAGATACCATTGCCTTCGGCGAAGTCAGGCTGCACCTCAGCATAGCTTTTGAGAGCCAGCTCTCATCGCTCTGCATTCGGTTTGCACTGACATTGCCCTTACAGGGCGCCGCGGGTTCAAAACCACCGAATGTTGGGATTGGGCGTGCGCTGGGCGCAGCTACTGATTTGACGGATTTATTGATTTAAATATATAGGAATTCAACGGTATGGTTTACAAGTTAAGCGAAATCGAGCGAGCCGTGCGGATAGCGATTGACGAGAATGCGAGTTGCGAAGCCTTTTTGGGCGATGAGGACGTAGAGACCCTATCGTTGAACGCCCTGATTCGTGCGAAAGCGGAGGAGGGTGCGAGGCGCGTTCAGCAGCAGTGCCCCTTGCATTACTTAGAGGACGGTCACGACTTCGGCCGTAGCGTGTATTGGGAAGATGGCGGCTGTGGCTACATTCTGTTGCCCGAAGACTTTATGCGCCTTATCAGTTTCAAGATGAGCGATTGGAAGCGCACGCTTCATGAAGCTATTGATGCTTTTCACCCCCTGTATGCCCGTCAGTCGTCGGCGTGTTCCGGGCTTCGCGGCAACATCTACAAACCCGTTTGTGCCTTGGTGAATCGTCCAGAAGGCAAGGCTTTGGAGTTTTACAGTTGCGAGAGCCACGATGCTTTTGTGGAAGAAGGCATATATTGCCCATATCCTAAGTTTGACTGTTTTGACGGTTTGGATTTGAGCGAGCGTTGCTACGAATCAATCATCTACGAAACAGCCGCTTTGGTACTTTCAGCCTACGGAGCTTCCGCGCAGAGCGAGTTATTGAGTAACCTATCAAAAACATTGTTAATCTGATAAAATGGAAAGAAACATACCAACGCAACAATATGATGGCGATTTGAGTGTGGGGCGCGACTTGTCGGTTGGAGGCGACAGTCAGTTACGCGGCAATGCCACGGTAGGTCATAATCTGACGGTAAAAGGTTGGCTTGAAGCGCGCAACATTAAATGGGCCAACAAAGGCCTGTTTACGAGCGAAGAAGCCTTAAAGAAAGCGTATCCCCGTCCTGAAAAAGGTTGGTGGGCGATAGTGGGTAAGACCCTTCCCGGTGACATTTATGTAGCGGAAAATGGAGCCTGGGTTCCTACCGGCGAGCAAGGCGGAAATCCCAGCATAGACTGTCAGCCTTTTTTAGAAGATTTGTCAGCTCTTAAAGACCGCATGGATGCTACAGAGGCAGAAATTGAAACGCTAACAGCAGCCGTGAAGCAAGCCGAAATGGCAGTGGTTCAGCTTTCGGAACTTGACAAAGAAACGGTAGAGAGGCTGAAATCAGAGCCACGTCGTAGTGTGATGATGGTTGTTGACGAGAAAGGCCGTGTGGTAGGCGTGGTGTTTCAGTTTGCCGACAACATGGAACATGTGTTGACACAGGTACTACACACCCACTACGTGATAGAAGGAGGCGGCACGACAGCAGAGATAGCCCATTCACACAATCACAATCATGTGAATGTGCTTCACCGCATGTTTACGAACCGCGACTACCTGCGTATTAGCGGCATGGTTTCGGCGTATACGATAGAAAGTGCTTTTCCCGATGGTGGCGATTTAGCATCGGGAAATGGTATCAAGGCTTATTTTTCGCTTTTTGAATATGACACATCGTCAATGCCCAGTGGTAACGAATGGCCCGCTCTTCGGTGGTCTCCTTGGCAGAACAAGGAAGCAGAGGATGCTTTTTTTGTGAATTTCGCTATCAAGGAAAAGGCGAACAACAGTTTTGTCAAGCATCTTCAAGAGACTTACGACCGAGAAATAGCTTCACTGAAATCGGCGGATAAGGAACACTTGGAGATTATAGACGGGCTTATATCGACGGATGTTGACATGGAGCAGCGGCTGAAGGCCGTGGAGCAGGAGATTCCGAAAATAGGACCTATGGAACAACGTGTGTCGGACCTCATTGAGGGCTGTACGATGCGCTTTGATGGGTTTGTTTCGCTTGGCGAGGTTGAGGAAATTAGCGTTGAGCGTCCGCTGAGCATTCGTTTCCATACGGGGCAGCAGGTGTTCGTGGCGGAATATCGTAGGGGTGCGTGGTGTAACAACTGGCCTACGCGCTATCAGTACATGGACGATGAGGGGCATGTGAGGGCTAACAAGCTGTTTTTGTGCGATTCGGCCCTTTACTGCTGGAACCCTGGGCGTAACCGCTTGGAGCTGGTGCAGGGCGGTGGCGGTGGCGAGATGCCCGACCCGAACGATTTACGCCGACGGGTGGAGATCCTTGAAAATGAATTGGCGCAGCTTCGTGAATTATTGACTGTTTGATCATTTCCGGAAATACAAACAATTATTAACCCAAAACAAAACAAAAAATTATGGCAGAAATTACTGTTGCCGGGGGCACGCGCGTAGGTTTTAGCGCGAACAAGACCCTGGAAGAGGCAAAATCACTTAAGGATAACCGCCTGGTTATTTGCAAAGGCCACGAGCTATCGTTTAATGGCCAGCGCGTGGGACTGAGCGAGAGTGAGGCCAGTTTTATTAAAGAGAAAATGGATGAGGAGTTCAAAGCACGTATCGGTGTGAAACTTGTTGTTTCGCCTACGGTGCAGGATGCTGCCGCTCCGGCGAGAGTTTCGGTTAGCGTGTATTGCACATTCGATGGCGAGGCTGTTGCGCCCGATGCAGCTCCTACGGCCCAAGCATCAGTTGGTGGACTGTCGCTTGGTACACCCATTACCATGATTGCAGGTGGCGTTGATCACAGTTATTCAGGGGCTACGGATGGCAAGAACGTAGAGCAAACCATTTCGGTAACTGTGAGTGTTAAGGGCGTGGCTTTCATAAAATCTGTGAAGATTCCTGCTTATCATAAGATTTGGTATGGAGTTTCGTCTCAGGAAGTTATTGCAGCTTCGGGTCCTATTCCTTCGAGCTTTACCTCGGTTGGTCCGAAGAGCAGTGCTGCTGGCGACTATAGTTTCACGTTTACGGCCAACACTTACGGATTTATTCTTGTGCCTAATGGTGTATCCCTTCCAGCTTCGATGCAGGGCGATAATCCCAGTGGTGTAGAAGGTCCGCTTCCTGTTCCTTTCACGAAGTTGGCGAATGTGGTTGTAGGTGGTGTGACCTATACTCAGCTTCGCATTGCTTCGATGCAGGCGGCAAGTACGCACAAGGTTACCTTTAAGTAAGAGATTGGAGTAGTTAAAAGTATAATTGAAAAAAAGGAAATAGAAATGGCAGAAGTAACTTATATCAGTTATTCAGCGCGTGCCAAATCGACTACGGCAGATGGCATTTTTGCCGAGGCTCATCAGATTTTGGACGTTAGCAAGAACAAGAATCAGCAGACTATCAATGCTGAGGTGACTACCGAACTTGGGAAGAAGGTGGCGAAGTCGGACTTTGATTCGTTTAAGACTTCGAATACGAGTGCAATTGCGGCAAAGGCTGACAAGAGCTATGTGGATACCGAATTGGGCAAGAAAGCAACGAAGAGCGAACTCAGTGCAGTTGATGCAAAGTTTGCCGGTGTTTTCTGTAATGTGGACGAAGTTATCAATAATGGTGGTGAGGTATGTGTAAGCATCAACACAGTTGATAAGAAGACAGTGGATATTGATCTTCCTGTTTACCACAAAAGTGTAGTTGATACGAAGCTGGGCACGAAAGCCAACTCGGCAGACGTTTACACGAAGTCGCAGGTTTACACGAAGGGTGAAACTGATACGAAGCTGGGCGCAAAGGCGAACTCGGCAGACGTGTACACCAAGGCACAGGCTGACAGTGCTATTACGGCAAAGGTGAATGCGGCGGTGGCATCGGTGTATCGTGTGAAAGGTACGAAGGCTACGATTGCTGAGGTTACGGCACTGACGAATGTGAAGTGTGGTGATGTGTGGAACGTGACGGCAGAGTTTACACTTGGTGGCAAGAAGTATCCAGCCGGTACGAATGTGGTGGCTTTGGCCGACAAGAGTGCTGCTGATGCCGCGAACTGGGATGCGCTTGGTGGCACGGTTGACCTGGCCGGGCATACCGCTGAAATGAAGAGTTGGGCGAATGGTCAGTTTGCCGGAAAGGCTTACGAGGCAAAGGTTACCACCAATACTTCGAACATCAGCAGCCTGACTACGCGCGTGACAGCGGCTGAGGGTAAGTTTGCCGGATACTATACGAAGGGTGAGACCGATACGAAGCTGGGCACGAAGGCTAATTCGGCTGATGTGTATACGAAGTCGCAGGTTTATACGAAGGGTGAAGTCGATGGAAAGGTTGGTGCTGCTAAGATGCAGAAAATCCTGATTACTGATTTGGACAAAGAGACCCTTGATAAATTGAAAGCCGATGCTTCGCGCGCTTGTATGCAGGTGGTAGACTCAAATAGCCGTGTGGTAGGCGTGGTGTTTCAGTATTCTGACAACTCGAATCATGTGTTGACGCAGGAGTTTCATACGCACTATACTTTGGTGGGAGATGGCACTTTTGACGGTACTACGGGGATGTTAAATGCGCATAATCATCATAGTGTGGCAGTGTTGAGCCGTATGTTTGTTGGTAGCGAAGGTTATGACTTTGCGAACTCAATGTCTGTTTACTGCAATGATTTTGGCTGGCTGTCACCCGCTGGAAATGCTATTCAGGATTACTTCAAGTTGTTCAAGTACAATGTGTCGGCTATGCCTACTGGTCAGAATTTTCCTCATCAAAAGTGGACTCCATGGCGTAATATTGAAGCAGAGGATGCGTATTTCATAAACCAACGTATGGAGAAACTTGAGAAACTGCTTACGCTTGCATAGTGTGATATTTTCTTCAGCCCCATGCGCAGGGCTATTGTTTTGTGCATGGGGCTGATTGTTAAGTAGGTGTTCAAAATTTCAGTTGTTGCCTTCGGCGAAGTCAGGCTGCATTCCGATTTGCGCTCGTGTGTGTCGAGGGGGCGTTGCCCCTATTCTCGACGTGCTGCCCCTACAGGGCGCGATAGTTTTTAAACCCGGGACATGGGGGGAAACCCAGGGTGTCGCAGTCCTTCGGCCTGCTTTACCCTGGGCTGAGATACCATTGCCCTTACAGGGCGCCACGGGTTCAAAACCTCCGTCGCTCTGCATTCGGTTAGCACTGACATTGCTTCGCGAAGTCAGGCTTCACCTCAGCAAAACTTTGAAAACGAGTTTTCAAGTTCTGCATTCGGTTTGCACTGACATTGCCCTTACAGGGCGCCATGGGTTCAAATGTAAAAAGAATTTTGAGCACCTACTTTTATTAAAAAATAAGGAGGATTTATGTTACAGCCTTGGAAGAATTTGGAAGGTAAGTACTACCGTATAGATGTAGGTACGGCAAAGTCGACAGCCATGAGCAGCACGGCGAATGCTTCGACGATATACTTTTGTACGGACGGCAGCATTGTGCTGAACGGCGTGGAAATGGGCCCGAAGTACTCAACGCCCGACCTTTCGCCTTACTTGAAGACGGACGGTTCGCGCGCTATGACGAACACGCTGAAAATCAATACTTGGAACGCGCTGGAGCATACGATGGGCGGCTATAAGGTGTTTTTCAGAAACGATGGTGCGAACTTTTATGTGATGCTGTCGAATAAGAATGGTTCGTCGTTTAACGGGCTTCGCCCAATACGTATTGACATAGCGACGGGCGATGTGCATTTTTGCAACAATGTACTGTCGGTGTACAACAACGGTGATGTGTATGTTCGCGGTACGCTGCATGCGAGCAATGTGGTTAAGGCGGTGGCGGCAGATGAGGCGGAGAGCGATATGGTGGTGGCGGCAGATGAGGCGGAGAGCGATATGGTGGTTGAATGACTTTTTACAGAAAGCATATGGAAAAGACAGGAACAGCCGGGTTGCTGTGGTGGGCTACGATGGGTAGCGAGGCACTGGATGTGCTGTATGACCTTCGGTGGATGCTGGTGCTGATAGTGGTGCTGATTGTGTCGGACTTTTGGTTTGGTGTGAGCGATGCGCTGAACAAGCACAAAGAGTTTCGTTTTTCGCGTGCTGGTCGCAGGACGTGTAACAAGGCAGTGGATTACCTTACTTACTTGCTGCTTGGTGCTATCCTTGGTTTGGCGATATTTGAACCGCTTGGTGTGACGAACCATACGGTTACGGCCTCCGTGGGTTTGGGACTTGGTTGCTTGTGGGAGATTGACAGCATTGTGGGCCATGTGTGCAGCCTGCATGGGGTGACGAACAAGTTTAGTGTGAAACGATTCTTAATCAATTTGCTGCGTAAGAAGTACCCGGACGTGGGAGAAGCGGTCAGTGAAAGTTTGGATGAACCAGAAAAAAAGCGATTAGGATTATGAAGATTTTGATTGACAACGGACATGGGGAGGAAACCCCCGGTAAGCAGTCGCCAGACGGGCGGTTGGCGGAGTGGGCTTACACGCGCGATATAGCGAAGCGAGTGACGCAGTGCTTGCGATGTAAGGGTTACGATGTGGAGCGCCTTGTGCCAGAGAAGACAGACGTTTCGTTGAAAGAACGCTGCCGGAGGGTGAATGCCGTGTGTAAGGAACATGGTAAAGAGCATGTGCTGCTTGTGAGTGTGCATGTGAATGCAGCCGGTAACGGGCGTGCCTGGAGTTCGGCTCGCGGATTTTCGGCTCACGTGGGGCTGAATGCTTCGGTTCGCAGCAAGGAATTGGCAGAGATGCTTTGGAACGAGGCCATTTATCAGGGCTTGCAAGGTAACCGCTGTGTGCCGGCAGAGGGTAAGCGTTACACGAGTCAGAACCTGGCGATTTGCCGCGATACGGCTTGTGCAGCAGTGCTGACGGAGAATTTGTTCATGGATAACGAAGATGATGTTCGCTTTTTGCTGAGCGAGCGCGGCATGGCTGCGGTGACGGCTACGCATGTGAACGCGATTGTTCAATACATTGAATGCTTCTATGGAAAATAAACTGGGTCCTTTGCTTGAATTGCTTGGTGTGCTTGTGGCTATCGTCATAGCCGGGCTTCTATCGGCTTCGCTTTGGGAGCGTTACCGCATCAGGGGTGATGCTTGTGGTTCGAGCATGGATACGATAGTGGTGCGCGATACGGTGTGGTATTCGACCCCTTCGGCCAGCGACAGTGTGGTTGTTCGCTATGAGACGGTGCGTGTGCCGATTTACCGACCAACCGATACGGTGCGTGTGACGGATACGGTGATGTGCAATGTGCCTCAGACGGACAGCGTGAAGGTTCAGCTACCGATAGTGCAACGGACGTATGGCGACAGCCTTTATACGGCTTGGGTGAGCGGTTATGATGCTCGGCTTGACAGCATACGGCTTTACACGCGCAGTCAGTATAGCTTCAAGGCGCGCGACAAGCCCCGGCGTTGGGGTGTAGGCATCGGTGTCGGTGTGGGCTTTACGCCGAAGCATGGGGTGCAGCCTTACATCGGTATCGGCATACAGTATAACTTAATCAGATTTTAAGCGCGATGATACATTATCAGTTAGTAATCAATCAGTCGGACGTATTTGCAGAAGTTTCAAAACTCAGCGAATATACGGGCAGCAAAATCGTGGATGAGCAAGGAAGAGACGAGCGAGAAGCGGTGTGGGCAACCCCCTTGGACCTAAAGAGCCTTACGCATTTGTGGCAAGAAGCGCAATCAGCCTTAGAAACAGCTTTGCAAGATTTCGCATCAGGCGATGGTTTACTCGACGGACAAGGCAATTATACGCTCCATTTGCGTTTTAGCGAACGCACAGCCTATTCTGGCCTTCAGGAGCTCGCACATTCGTACTTTGTTCGCAGCATCGTGGGCCGTTGGTTTTCGATAGCCTGTAAGCCCGAAGCCGAATCATCGTTAATGGCAGCCGGGCAGACGCTGAAGGAGATGGTGAGGAAATTACATACGCTCAAGGCACCGGCCTTGCAGTAATAAGTCAAGATAAGTAGGTTTCAAAATTTCAGTTGTTGCCTTCGGCGAAGTCAGGCAGCACCTCAGCATAGCTCATGCAAGCAAGGTTGCCTCGCTCTGCATTCGGTTTGCACTGACATTGCCTTCGGCGAAGTCAGGCTGCATTCGGATTTGCGGTTGTTTGTCGTCGGGGCGTTGCCCCTATTGACGACGTATTGCCCTTACAGGGCGCGATAGTTTTAAACCCTGGACATTGGGGGGACCCAGGGTGTCGCAGTCCTTCGGCCTGCTTTACCCTGGGCTGAGATACCATTGCCCTTACAGGGCGCCACGGGTTAAAAACCATTGATTTAGAGTATATTATATGTGTTCCGATAGGGCGCCACGGGTTCAAAACCTCCGATAGTGGGGGTGGGAGCTGGATGCCACGGGTTCAAAACCTCCGATAGTGGGGTGAAGCCGGGTGATATAGTGATATGGTTTGTATTTGATAAAACGAGATTGGGATATGAAGCAATTTGAGATATATTTTGATTGGGGTGAGTTGCTTGTTGAGGTGGCAGCAGAGACGTTTCATCGCGGTAAGGTTATTGAGAATGGTGAGAATTATCGTCTGCTGCATGAGCTGATGGCTACGGAGGATAATAAGGTTCATGTGGAGAAGCTATGGGGGAGTGCTACAAAGGCGTTCGGGGAACTGGAACGTGCAGTGGGAGAGTATGTGCGCGGTTCGTCGGCTACGACCGGTTCCCATACACCGGGTTTTGAGGCTTCGGATATGATCCTTGAACTGGAAATGCCGAATAACTGGAACAGTGGACTTGGCAATAGCTTGGCGGAGGGCGCACATGCTTATATGCGTAACCGCATGCTGACGGAATGGTATGCTGTGACGGAACCGGAAATGGTACGTGTGTATGCAGAACTTGCTGCGGCTTCCCTCAGAGAGGTGGTGATGGCTGTGCATAGCCGTGTTCGCCCCGTTCGCCCCGTGAGGGGATAGTTTGACGTGTGGTTTGCTCACCTTATGGATGAGGCGAGCAACACAGCATGAAGTCGGATTGTTTTAAATTATATGTTTAAACTATGAAGTGTACACTGACGAGACAGACGGATTACATCGGATTGCGTATGTTGTTTTACCGCGAAGAATTGGTTTATGACATACGGAACCTTGCGTATATCGAGTCGCATGGGGTTCCTGATGAGGTTCCTCATCCGAAACATCAGGTGGCGGATATTGGTGAGATGGGGAACGCTGATAGACTGCACCGAATTCTGAACTTGAAGTATTATGAATGCGTGGAAGCGTTGCACCGGTACAGCCATTTGGCCCTTCGGAATGGGGAAGAGGTGGACGACCGCCCTTCGGAAGATGGTAATTATTTGATGGAGCTGCGAGTTCCGGAGACTTTTTCGCAGACAACGGCACATTACCTGAGTGAGTTGATTCATGAGTATTTGGTTTGTTCGACGGTGGCGGACTGGCTGGGGATGGTTTACCCGGATAAGTTGCCTATATGGTTGCAGCGTGCTGAGCAGGCGAAGGTGAATATGAATAAGGTGCTAGGGCACAGAACGCGGAGGGTTCGCAGGGTGCAGCATTGGTTGACGTGATGACGGTTTTTTTAGACGAACACGGATTGGTGGGATGACACGGATTTTTTCGATTTTGCGTACGGATTCGAGGATTTGAGAACAGCCCTTACAGGGCGCCACGGGTTTAAAACCTTTGATAGTTGGGGGTGGCTGATGGTTTGCGGTAGTGGTTTCCGAACACGGATTGTACGGATTGTACGGATATGTTTGTATGGATTGGACGCGCGCTGTCGCGCAGCTATGGATAGTACGGATTTGCGGACGGTTTGCGATTGGGTATAACAAAAGCCTCTCTGCCCTTGGTTGGGTCGGGGGCTTTTGTGTTACTTTGCTCTTTTTTTCTTTTCCTGTTTCCTATTTTCTTTTTTCCTTTTTCTCGGCTATGTTTTTAGCGTAGTCGGTTGGTTTGTCGTGGTATGAACTGAATGGAAGCACCGTTGATGGATTCGTCGGGGTTGAGTGTGGCGAGCGTAGCAATTCGGAAGAACTTGTAGGGTGTTCCGTGAATGTTACGTACTTGGTTGTTGGTCGAAGATGCGATGAGGTGCCAGTGTGTGAAGTTGCGAGCGGCATAGATGATGGTGTTGATGTGAGTAGGTGCGAAGTAGCCCCGCTGAATGACGGTGCGTAGTGTTTTGAGCATGTCGGGCGATTGGAGTTTGATGGGACGCGTACAGTAGAGACATGCGGTTGGTTCGCGTTTGAGGTTTGTGAGGTCGAGTACTGCGCCCGAAGCATCGGTTGCGATGGCTCCCGGATATTCGTTGAGGTGGCTGGTAAATTCCGAGAAACACATGCCCCACATTTTGGAACGTAGCGAGAAGACGTATGCATAGGTGATACCCGGTGCGTAGAAGAAGAGACGCTGGTTCGGGTAATCGTAGATGATACGCGCCTTTTCGGAGAACTCGGAGAATGGTTTTGTCGGCAGGCAGTTGTCAGTAAGTGAGGTATGAGCCAGCGCATTGTGGAGTTTGTGAAAAGCCGGGAGTGAGAGCAGGTTGAAAGGCGTGTCGGAATCGATGATTTCAGAGATACAGGAAGTTTGCGAACCCTGAATGATCATGAGACCACGAGCGGTGACAAAGAGCACTGCATCGTCGAGCTGCGTGATGTGGTCGCGGTTGGTGCAGACGTCGCGCGTGATGGGCTGACGTGCGATGTAAGTTCCCGTGTCGGAAATCTGCATGGCCCAGATGCCCTCGTCGGTGAAGGCATAGAGCGGAAACTGTCCGAACTGCCCTTCAGAAAGTGCCTTGGCCGCCGAAGAAAGCGCATAGATTTGTGCAGCCGGTATTTGCGAGAGCAGCGTGTCTGGGAAATTGAATGGCGAAGCCACCTCGGACTGCAGAATGTTGTTGGTGTAATGTGAAATATCGTCGGTTGAGGGCAGCGTGTAGTTGTCAGACTGGCTATCGACCGCCAAGATGGGCGAATGGTCGCTGAGCGGAGTGTGCAGCCAATATGCCCCGTTGAGAAACTGGTGCTGTTTGAGATTCAAGATTTTGATGTAAGCAGTTTGCGGCGCGTTGGTGTGATAGAACGCGATTTCAGCCTTGTATGCCCCGTTGTGCGGATAGAAGAACCATAGTGCAGCCGTAGTGCTTTGCAATTTTTTAGGTGTGATTTGCACCCGTTTTTCGCCCAGAGCCGTTTTGATGTAGACCGTGATAGCCTTGATAATCGGAGCATTCGTATCGTAGACCCCCGCCGTGTTCATTTGTTCGAGCATAGAAGGCACAGGGTGCTGCATTTTGAAGTTGTAGAGATGCAAGCGTTGGTTGTAAGTAGTGAGCGAAGCATCGAAGAAGCGCGTGTTGGCAAGCGAGTTGTCGGTAAGTTTCGGCAGAGTTAGCAGTGCAGAAAGCGTATTCGGTTTGATGTCGACGTTGGCAAAAACAGGCAAGTTGAAATCGTCGGTTCTTGGAATCAGTTCTTCCGGTTTAAAAGCATGAATGCGGTAGAAAGCATTGATGCTTTCGATTTGTTCGAGCATGTTGTCGTTCGGAGCCACCTGAATGATGCTGTGGTTCCCGTTGTCGCCAATCATTGATTTTACGCCAAAGACTTGATTAGCCCTGTCGAAGAGGTCGTGTTTGTCGCGCCCTACGCCCAGTGCATCCTCCGGCAGAAGCAGCGCATAGGCACAGTCTGTATTCGAAATTTGGTCGTATTCGTTCGGTTTATAGAATAGGTGATTGAAAAGCATTTTCGTATCCTTATACTCTGCCCCCTGTTTATACGGATAGATGGGCGATGAGCAGAAGACTTCGACAGATTCAATGAAGTCGTTCCACTTTTCATCAATACCGCTTATGACCGCATATTGCAGGTTGGCGATGAAAGCATAGGCCTTGATGCCTTTGCTGTCGTAGTACATGAACGGCACATATCCCGAATTCGGAACGAGCAATATGGGTTCAGAGATACGCGCGTAAGATCCGTCGGTGAGTTTGACTGCGTAACGAACGAAGAAAGGGAAGATGAATTTGTTCTGCTCAGTGGCCTGCTGCGCGACGAACTTGTTGGCCGACGCCATGATAGCATCGAAGTTCTGTTTTTCGTACTTGACGTAGGTAGCCGTGATGTTGGCCGAAGCCCCCTGGTAGAAGGTGATTTTTACACTGAGCGTAGTTCCAGCGCCAAATATTTTGTTGGCCACGACGTAGTAGTGCGTGTATTTTTTGTTGGTTTTGAAGTATGCGGTTTTTCCCGTTTTGGAAAATGTAGCAATAAGTTCATATCCAGTGCCAGCGGCATTGTATTCAGTGCCAGCGAAGAGCCACAGCGCCCCAACGTTAGTTCCGCTATAGACCGCTTTGTATTCGAAATTGTCGTTCAGCGCTTTCGAGAACTGCGTGATGTCTGATTTGTACTGCTTTCCAAACTCAGTCACCGGTGCAGCATGAGAGATGGTGAGGTAGTTTTCGAACATGGCTTGCGGCGTGGTGAAGTCCTTGTTGAAACTGAGCGTTTTTTGGTCCTCCTTGAGCACCACATTAGCAGCGAGCGAGAACTGCAGTTCAGGCTTTGGCAGTTGCGTACCGAGGTAGTTGTATTGTTTGTTTTTTCGGAAGATGTAGTGCAGGTTGAGTTTCGTTGAAATAACGAGCATGTTACCGAGCGAGTTGATGTCGGTGAGAGTTTCGTTGCTTGCTATGGTAAGGAATGGTTGTTCATTATGTGCGAGGAACGACGTTGTATGGTTGTCGTTGGTTTGAGCGATGATGTATAGTGTTTCGTTGTTAGGTTTGTGAATGTAGATAGCCTTTTGATTGTTTTTGAGTTTGAAGATTTCGGTAGGTTTCAGGATGGGTTTGAGAGTGCCGTCCTCAGGGATAAGGTTGAAGAGAGCAGCCATGTCACCGTCGGGCGCGTTGTAGTCGTTGGCAGCGGCGGTGTATTGAGTGAAGTTGATTTCGGTTGTGATTGGTTCCATGTGCGTTTTTTTAAAAGAATGTTTTGTTGGCAAAGTTAGGGGGGTGTATGCGGTTTGTCGGTGTAAGTTTTGGTTTGTATGTTGATTGTTGTTCGGTATTTGCCGGTTGATTTGCGTTCGATTTGCGTTGGTTCAAAAGTGTTAGATGATAGGGTGGGGGGTATGGTGAAAAGGAGGGCGTTTGTGCGCTCTCCTTTTTTTATGCTTGTGAATTGTTCGCAGGTTGCTTGTAAATCGTTTGTAAATTATTGGTTACGAGGTTGTGATTGTGTTGAACTGTTGTGTGAATGTTGGGTAGTGTTTGAGCCAATAATCGAGGTTTTTTGGTTCAATGTTGGCGTTTTTTGCAGCTTCAGGTATGTTGTGTGTTAGTTTGTAGTGTTGTAGGAATTTTTGCTGTGAAATTTTGATGATGTTCTCGCATTGTTCGCGGAATTTACGGTCGTTGTTTCGGTAGGAGGTGCAAAGTTTGTGATTGAATCCGAGTGCATCGATGGCGGCTGCGAAGTTTTGGTGTATTTGCAGCTGTTCGAGTAATAGCTGTTTGTGGGATGCTTTTATTTTGTTGTATTCGTTAGAGAATCGTATGTCTGTTGTAATCCACCCTTTGATTTCGTTTGGGTCTATGTTCAATTTTTTGGCGGATTCGTTGAGCATGACCCCCGATTGATACTCTTTGAGGATTTGTTTTTTTTCGTGAGCGTGTATGTTGCTGTAAGTGTCTTGAAACTTCTGTTGAAATTGTTTGTCGTGCCTTTGCCAGTTGTAAGGCAGCGATTCAGAGATACCTGTGATTTCGGCCGCTTGTTTGATAGTTTTGTATTTTTTTAGATTGTGCAGGAATGAGGTTTTCAGTTCTTGTTTTGTGGCAGAGGGTGTGCGTTGCACTTTTTCCTGTTGGTGTTCCTTGCCTTTAGGCAGTATGCTTTGTGTGATATGTTTTGGCAGTTTGAGTTTTTTACAATTATCGGTGATGAGTTTGATGAACGTTTCGGGTTTTTCGTTGTTTTGTTCGTCGTTTCGCAGAATGTCGATTAAGAACTTCTGTTTGTCGGAAAATGTGATTTTTTGATTTTTAGTATTGGTGTATGCGCTGCATGGCATGTTGAATGTGAGGAATTCCTTGTCGTTGCATTTGAGGAATTTGGTACATGTGGCGCATGGCGTTTTGGGCAGTTCGATGTAGTTAGCGAGTGTTTGCTGTACTTTTTTCACATAGCGTAAGAATTCGGGTGTCATGGTTTTAAGGGATAGGTTTGATGATTATTTGGCGCGAGAATTGTTGTACATTATCTTCGGCATACTCGGTAGTCAGCGAGATGGGTTGTTCGTTGAGCAGTCGTGCTACTTCGGAAGGTCGGAGAGTGACAGGCTCGATAAAAATGCAGTTGAAGTGAATGATGCATTGTGATAATCCATGGCCTAAGGTACGTTCAGCCCTTGTGATGTGTGTTGTGTATTTTTTTGTTGGGTTGCTGCCTTTGGTTTGTGAGACTTCAACTTTGAGTGTGGTGAGGAGGAGAATGGTGTGTGCGTTGATTATGTTAGCCATGTATGGTTGTGTATTGTGCTGTCAGCCTACTGAAGGCTGACAGCGATTGTGATGATTGTTAGTTTGTTTTGTTAGAAGAAAGACCGTGCTTCGCGGTGTATGGCCGTGACGTTCGTTGCGGAGGTTTGCGAGGTGTTGTGGAGTTGTTGAAGCTCATGGTTTGCTGGTTTTCTGGTGTGGTTTCGTTCGCACCATAGTCGTGCCATTTGCCGCATCATGTCGGGGAACTTGATGTTGTAGTAGTCGGCTATTTTTTGCAGTCGGTTATAGACAGCCGGTGTTACGCGGAATGTGATTTTTTTGCAGAGTGTCGTACCTTCGGCTTGTGTGTCGAAAGACGTTTCGAAATCAGCCATCATACCTTCGATGAGTTGGCTGATGTCGTGTTCGATTCCCATGTCGCGAACGATTCGTGGGAAGAGAACGGAGAAGTCGCGCAACATGAATTCTTGTGCATTAGGGTCTTGTGAGATGTAAGTTCGTGTGAACTCACGCCCTATTCGGTCGATTTGTTTTTCGTAGTCGGAAAGCATTCTGTTGAGCATGTGCCGGTTGAATCCATACATACAGATTGTGTCCTGCGCCTCGGTGAAAATCATGTTGGCCGCTTTTGCGAGGTGGTGTGAGGCAGTGATGAGTTTTCCGATGCGATGTATGATTCCTTTTTTTTCGAGTTCGGAAACGCATTTGTCGGCCATGCTTCTTTTTTGTTGCAGTGTAAGTTTTGTTTGGGACATGGTGACTTATTTGTTGTGGTTCGATTTTTACAAGTTGATGTTGTAGTCTTCTTTCATTTTTTCCCAGCTCGCAGAGAGAGAGTCGATGAGTGCTTCAGTTATTTTCGGCTGATTCTCGTCGATGGCGATACTATGTAAGATGTGTGCCAGTGCTGCGAATGTGGTTTCGAAATTTCCAAGGACGGTAGAGCCTGTGGCTGTTACGTTGTCGGCGGGTACACAGCCCTTGGTGTCGATAATTGAGTGTTGTGAGAATCGGTATGCGGCCAGCATTCCGAGTTCCGGGTATTGAAGTCGCAGGGCGCACATGCGGTCTGAAATTTCTTCGAAGGCTTTTTCGATGTCTTGTTTTGCCTGGATAGCTTCTTGTTTTGTCATTGGTTTGTTGTTTTTAGTTATGGTTGTGTTATTTGTTAATGGGTTTTATGTGGAAGGTTATTTTGAATTTTTCGGCCGTTGTTCGCTCTATTACATTTTCGATTTCGCCGTGCAGCCAATCGCCGAGCAATGCTTTCACCTTCTGGTTGGTGCAGCCCCGGCCGTCGTCGTCGTTGAGCGCAGCTATGCGCAGCCCACATTCGGTGTCGGTGAGTAGTACTCCGTTGTCAATCAGTTCGTATTCAATTTCCATAATTTTAGCACATACGTTTGTCTTTAAATCCAACTCCGACTGTACCATTTTTAATCGCGTCGGAAATTCGTTTGTCAGCATTTGAAATTGTACATACCTGCTCGCCACAAGTCATAATTGTTGTCATGCATTTTATTTCGTCGCACAACTTCCAACATCTGCATACTCGTGCTTCTGGATTTGCAAGCCTCGCCTTTCGAAATGTGGAGTACGTGCTCCCCGTACCTTCATTGTAAAAGCACTTGTTGTACTCTACGGCTTCTGGATTCTGCCGTGGCTCGGCAAATTCAAGGTCTTTGCAATTTTCCTCGAAAACATCTCCATCGTTGCCATCGAAGTCTAAATACACCGTGCCATCTTCGTAGATGCCAACTACGCGCATGGGGAATTTGGTACGAGGATTGCAAACGATGTCGCCAATTCTTAGGTCTGTTATTTTTATTTTATTCATTTTCTTCGTTATCTTCTTCAATGATTTCAAAGTCTTTCACTCTCATGCCCAATTTTTCGGCAATTTCCAACTTTGTAAGTGATTGTTTTTTCGCTCTTTTCCACAATAATTTACCACTAGTAAGGAAACTACCACAAGCGCGACCTTTTATTGCAATTACTTTAGAAACTTCAATAAATTCAAACTGCACCCACGAACCACTCGTGTATATTAGCGCAAGTTGCTCTTTTTTTTGGGAACCAATTTCGCTTATCGGGAATATGACACCCACTTTTCCATACTCAAATTCTAAAACGTAGCCAGGCTTTATTTTGACACCGAAAAGTGTGTTTTCGTCAGGACTGCACCTTTCGGGCTTGTCTGTTGTGCCAAGCAAATGCTCGTTACCTTCGTATGGGATGCACTCCCTCCAAACATTGTTATTACAGCGGAATGGGTATGAAGCAGAATCAACATTGTACGAAAATACATCTATACACCATTTTTTCCCTTCACCATCTCGGCATAATACCAAATCGTTTCGATTGAAGCATTCTACGGGGTATCCGTAATTATCGCAATCCTCCTCCATTTTGTTTTCTTTTGTTTGAGTTTGCGAGTGTGTTGGCAGGGAAGGTTCGTTGGTAGTGTCGATTAGATGTTCATTGCCATTGTAGGGGATACACTGATTAAAGTCTCTTGTCAGGCACTTGTAAGGGCATTCAACACCGCGGACATAGTGAGAGAAGAAGTCGATTTGCCATACATGTTGATCGTCATAGCGTACGAGGACTTTGTCGAAGGGTTTGAAATTGCAGTTATTTTCCATGTGTTTGTGGTTTGTTATTTTGTTGTTTTTGCGTTATGCGCAGACTAATGGTTTGATGGTTACGACTACGTCGATGAGTTTAGGTTCGTCGGTCCATTGCATGGCCGGTGCGTTGATTTTGGTGAGCAGGCTGTCGAGTTCGTCGGGTGAGAGTGTGAAAGACTGTCCGTTTGCGACCCATACGGTGCGTATGCGAGTGGGCTTGTTGGCGAAAAGCGATGCGAGGCCGTTGGCATCGACGGCGAGGTACCATCTGCCGTATGATTGTATGTTCATGGTTGCTATTGTTAGGTTTGGGGTGCGCGTGGGCTTTGTAAAATGGCTGGAATGGCTATTTGCTTTGCTTCTGCGCGACTTTTATTTGTTTGATGTAAGAAGATTACCTTAGATAGAGAAAGGCTGTTAGAGAGGATTTTTTATTTTTGTTGTTTGTTGATTTGGTTGATGATTTGTTCGGACTGCATTTGCTTTCCCTGCGCTGCGAGGATTTCGCGGTAGCGTTGGAAGGAAATGGCTTCGACAGCCCGTTCGGAGCGTTCGCGCTGTGCCCGTTCGTTTCGCTGCCGTTCCAGCAGCTGGTCGATGATGCGAGCGCGGTAGGCGAGAAACTTAGAGAGAGCTTCGGTGACCACGAGAGGGTCAGCATTGCCGTAGAACTTACCGAATTTTCCGAGTTTGAAGAGCCGGAAGAAGTCCATGAGTTCGGATAGTCGGAGGAAGTAGTACTCCGAGAGGATGAGCGCCGCCTGCTCCTGCAGTTGCTCCTGCGAGAACTTGTCCTTGACACCGGCATACTCGGCCAGCGAGTGCAGCTGAGCGATGAGCCATGCGATGGCCGTTTCGGCCCGGAAGGTACGGCTTACGAGAGCCAGTGTCGGGGCAGGGTTCTGGTTTGCAGACTTTGACGAGTTGGGGAGGTAGGAGCGGTACATTTCGCTGTCGATGGCGTAGATGCGCCCTCGGATTTGCGTGATGTCGTTGCCGTCGAGCTGCGAGAAGCGAGCAGCGAGCATGGTTGATGTTTGAGGGTTGAAGGCCAGTAGCAGGTCTTCGGGGGTGGGGTAGGAACGTCGGAGCTGAATGGCCTCAGTCGGCAGGTGTGCCGTCAGCGGCATGTGCGCTTGCGAGGAGGCGGTTGATGGTTCCGATGGTTTCGGCTTCGCGCTGCTGTCGGGCTGCAGCGGCATTGCCTGCCTGAGGCATTCGGTGGTTAGAGATGGTTTCATGTTGATTTTCGTTTTCGATTCGGAGGCGGATTGGCAGCTCTTGTGCGTCTTCCGGCTCGGCATGTGAAGAGTACGCCTTGCGCATCCACGAACAGAAGTGACGTTTGGCATCATTGATATTGTCGTGAGATTTGCCCTCATACTCGCAACGGCAGTGGTTGAGGAAGGAGTCGAGGCGTTTGCCAAGCTCGTCCTCGCGTATGTGGAACTGCATACATACCGGTTCTTTCCAAGAACGATCGGCACGCATTTCTTCAATCTCCTGTTCCAGCGTGAGCGTGTAGCCGGGCGTGACGTTGGGCTTGTCAGAAATGGCAGACGAGACAGCTCTATCCTTAGCAGGGCGACCGCCAAGTTTGCCGAACTTCTTGCCTTTCTTGCCGCCCTCAGAGCGTGCGTTGTTGGCATCCATCACTGGCTTGATAAGTATGAAGACCCCCTTGGCAATGTCGGATAGTCCTTTAGGTTCCTTTCCGTTAAGGGCATACTCCACGATAGCCGGGTAAATCTCGGCCTGTACCTCTGAGGGCATACACTTGATAGCCTCAAGGAAACTGCGATAGAATATAAAACTGTCTCGTGCCATATAAATCAAACCTCTTTAATGCGGATGCCATGCACATGCAGCATGAGTTTCCGCTTGATGATATACTCCTTTGTTCTGACTCCCTTTGTGTCTTCCACGATGGTCTGCCCGGTAGCCTTGTCGGTATAAACGAAATCGGCTACATAAGAGCATGGACGTTCGAGAAGGACACGTGTAGGACGATTTTTGAAATCTTTGCCACACTCACCGTATTGTGCAGGTATCAACAGGTATGATACCTGCTCCCGAAGGTCGGAGATAAGTCCGGCACGCTGCATCATGCGTAGTTCGCCAGCTCGGTAGTGCTCCTTCTTGGATGCGTGGGATCCTACGCGCTTGTTGCCGTACTTATTTCGGCCTTGGAAGGCATGATTATAGAACTTATCCATTAGCTGTGTTAGGCTTGTAACGGAAGATGTCCATAATCTTAGTCTCGTCGAGCGTAGCAATCTCGAAGTCCATGACAGAACCTTTCATGTGTTCAACAACACAGAAGTGTGCATTGTTGATGTCGGAGGCACTGACGATGAAGTGAGTAGTGGTCTTCTTCTCCTTGCTAGACTTTTCATCAACGGTGATGAACACAAGTTTTGCCTTGAACCACTTGTCGGCAGAGTCAGCACCATTCTCGACAATCTCGGAGTAGTTGGTGCGTTTGATAGTGACCACATCGAAGTCGCCAGATATGTACGGTTCCATTTCCTTTGTGATGCGTCCTTCAGCCTCGGCAAACGAGCAAGCATCAACAAGGTACAACTCTGTGACTTTCTTATTCATGCCGTTCTCCATCGTCCGCTCGTAACGGATACCACATTCATATAGCATCATAGTGTGGCCTCCTTTCCTTCGTTGATAGCCTTTATCAGTTCCTTGCTTGCACGGAGCTTGACAGACGTGTGTGCTGGGATAACCAAAGGCTTGCCGGTATTGAAGTTGTGTGCTGTGCGCTCGGCTACCTCAACCGGGGTGAAGGTGCCGAAGCCACGGATAATAACCACTTCACCCTTGGCGAGTGCTTCCTTGATAACTCTGAGTGTGCCGTCGATGGCTTTCACTGTTGTTGAGATGTGCAGTTTCTCAGATACTGATACCTCACGTGCTAATTCATTCTTTGTCATGATAGATAGAGTTTAACTTGTGAATATTTATTTTGCGATAAATTCATTTTCTACTTTCAGTTGTTCCACCTGTTGTTGCAGCTTGGCTTGTGCCTGTTGCGCACGATCGCGCTCGGCACGCGCAGACACGATGCACATGGCACTTGCCGCAGCCCCTATGAGTATAACAAGTGCAAGGGCGAACCATGAACGCCGGGTGACGAAAAAGTTGATTGTATTCCAGACGTTGACTGCTATAATGGCATGACAACGTATGAGCTGACGGAACGCCTGAGTGGTGGTCATTGATGTTTTCATATTGTTGTGATTTGATTTTGCCGTTTCTTTAGTTTAACGATAAGTTGTCTGATGCACCATGCACGGCTGGAATAGCGCAAGCCTTGCTGTGCATCGTAGAGTGTTGCTGCATCGGTGAGATACTTGATGACCTTTTGCAGGTCGGTCTTACATAGGTCAGCCATCGTCGTCCGGATTGAGGAAGAGTGACGTAAGCTGGTCGAAGTACATTTCATCCTGTGGGATGTCGTCGTCGGTTGCCATTATCTGGTTGGCGATGGACTTCTTCTTGTGGATGATGGCATAGAGGGTGCGGTCGATGGTTCCACGGCCAAGGAGGTAGTAGCACGTCACGTTGTCCTTTTGTCCGATACGGTGTGCGCGGTCTTCGCATTGACAGCAGTCGGCATAAGTCCATGGGAACTCAACGAAAGCCACGTTTGACGATGCCGTGAGTGTGAGACCCACGCCAGCTGCCTTTATGGAGCAGACAATTAGCTGTGCTTTCCCGGACTGGAACGCATCGACGGCAGCTTGTTTCATCATCATGGAGTCGCGCCCGGTAACAGATACAGCCTTTGGAAACGCCTTTTTTATCTCATCCACAATCTCATGCAGAGAGCAGAAGAGAATGAGTGGCTTGCCGTTGGCGAGGAAGGTGCGTGTGAAGTCGATGGCTTGTTTCACCTTGCCTTTGGCAGAGAGCGAGCGCAGCGTCATGAACTTGACAAGAGCCTCCATGCGCATCTTGCGTCGTATGTCGATGTCGTCGCACTCGGTATATGTGCGCAGGTATTCTGCAAGGTCGGCTTCTGCAAGCATATACTCGTCGCGGTTGCTGATGTCAACGATGAGGTCGGTGCGCGTCTTGTCTGGTAGTTGGGTGAGTACTTTAGCCTTTTCGCGACGGATCATGCAGCGTGCATAGAGTTCAGCAGAGAGCCGGTCGAGGTTGCGCGGAGCGTCGTCCTCATCATTTCCTCGTCTCTCTTTGGAGATTTCGCCACCGCCGTACTCGGCAAGGAACTTAGAGCGTCCACCGAACTCAGGCAAACGTCCCATGATGGAAAGCTGTGCTATGAGGTCGGCAGGACGGTTGACAACCGGTGTTCCTGACAGCAAAATGCGATACTCCTTGCCTTCAGCAATGCCACGTGCAAAAATGGTTTGCTGGGCTGATGGGTCTTTAACGCGGTGACTCTCGTCTATGATGATGGACTTGAAGATATTGATGTCCGGTGTGAAGACCACATCTTTCAGTCGGAACCCACCACGTGAGCCTCCCTTGATGTCCCACACGAAGTATTTACGCAGAGACTCGTAGTTGACGACCGCCACCTGCTGCATACCCATTTTGAGGAGGTACGGCCATGTGGTAAGCACGGAGTTGTCGAGCACAAGAGCGTGCTTGTCGGTAAACTTCTCGAACTCACGCTGCCAGTTGATTTTGAGCGAGGACGGACAAATGACCAAGCAGGGGTAAGCGTTGGAACAATCCACGACACCGATGCTTTGGAGCGTCTTGCCAAGCCCCGGCTCGTCACCGATGAGGAAACGATGCCAGCGCAGCCCGGCAAGAATGCCCTCCTTCTGATAGTCGTAAGGCTCGACGCGAAGGTTATGTATCAGAGTTTCAGCCATAAGCATTGATTGTGTGTTTTGAAATCGTTATGTCGTAGCCTTGTATGTATGCTTGCTTGCGCAAGTCGGCGCATGAGAGCATGCAATGGCGAGCTTCCTTTGAGCGAGCGGCCATGCCTGAAGAAGAACGTACCCCCCCCCAACCATGCCACCGCATGTATATCCGTAAGAGCCAGAGAACACAGCGAACGGACACATACGTCTGAGGCGTTTGAGCAGCTGGATTTGTGCTGTCTGTGATAATTTCTTTTTCATACTTTGTCTGTTACATAAGGTTGAAAGCCCAATATTGGAAGGCAAGTTCTTCGTACTTCTCGCGTCCGCGATTGTAGATGTCGTCGCCACGGTTGATGAACTTCTTGAAGATGTGGCAGTTCTTCTTGCTGATGGCATAGATGAAATCGCGATCGGAATGGGCGATGTCCATGTACCACGCCCGGCTACGGTCCCAGTCGAAGAAATCTACAGCGTTGTCGAACTCCGCTTGTGTTGAGGCGAATGTTGTTTTCAGATCGCCGCCGAAGTTGGCCATTGGCAACCACCAGTCCCATTTGCAGCGTGTGTCCAGATGGAAGGTAAATCCTCCATTGCAGAACTCCTGCTGCTTGTTGACCATGAAGCGTTGTGTATCGGCATGTTCGAGAACCTTAGCGAGGAATTGGTCTCGTCGTGCTTCTGCACGCAGTGCACGCTGCATTTCGCGAGCGTGGAGGAACTCCTCCTCAGAACATTGTTCGCCGTCGATGGTCATGTGCAGGAAGTCGACACGCGAGGGTTCGGTGATGATGGCATCGACGATAGACCCGAAGCGGAAAGCAGCCTCCTTGTCGCCGAACTGCATGTGAGGGTGCAGCAGGTTCTTCAGTTCGGTGAGGTCAGAATTACTGACCTCACTGCGCTGATAGTATTCGTCCGGGTTGTTAATCTTCGTCATAATCGTCGTAATCAGGTTCATATTCAACTTCGCCCTCACCGTCGCACACCTCGCAGGTTTCCTTTTCGCCCTTGATGATGTGTTCGCCCTTGGCTTCGGCTTCTTCCTCGGTTTCTGGTAGCTGGTCGTATTCCTCTTCGGTACATTCCGCTTCGCGGTCGGCCACAAAGTCGTAGGCGTAGTAGTGATAGCCAGTACCGCCACAAGCCGTACACTCAATCATTGTTGGTTCACGTTCATTCCAAGGTGCGCGTGGGTCGAACTCCGCACCGGCAGGATAATAACCACTTTCGTACATAACTGATTATTTAGCTTTTACTTCCTCATTATAGGAAACTGATGTTGAACTGATGAACTCCGGGTGGTCCTTGTCGTTAGCCACCTTCTCGCAGAACGTGATCTGCTTCTTGAATATCTTGGCGAGGTCTTCGACTGACATGAACTGTCCCTCCTTGGACCACCACATAGATACGGCAGCGAGAACGCCCTGTGCATCGTGGAACACAAGACGTTTCTTGACGGAAGTCTTGGGCTGATACCCGGCAGGGGTAACGATGGCCTGTTGTCCAAAGAGGTTGCCCACTTCGGCCGCTTCCTGCTGCATCTTCTTCTTTGCCGTCTCTTCCTCCTCCTTGCGCTTGCGTTCAGCCTCAATGCGTTTTGCCTCGGCCTCCTCACGCGCTTTCAGTTCAGCAGCCATGCGAGCCTTTTCTTCCTCATTGGCTTTCTGCATACGCTCCAATTCGGTTTTCTTGGACGGCAGTGTGTCGAGAATGTTGTCGCGGTAGTCGCCCACCTCAAACTCGTACTGCTTGGCAAACTGCTCCATGAGTTTGAGAGCGATAGATGTGCGCACCTCACGGAGTTTGTCCTGCATGTCGGCAAGTTCGGCAGGAATGCGGACATTGGAGGGAGTCTTTGCAGCCCAATCATCGGGCAGCTTGACAGGAAACTGCTTGATAGCCTTGCACTGCGCCTCGTAGTTGTCGAGCGTGATGGCAGCGTTAAGTTCGGTAAGGGAGTTGATGGCATTGGTGGTATGGGTGTTAAATGACCGCTTGTAGTCGTCCTCTACGTCAGCCTTGTAGCGAGCGAGGGCTTGCTCACGCTGTTGGCGCAGCATCTCCTCCCTGCGCTTGCGCTCCTCCTCGGCACGTTTCTGTGCAGCGTAGGCATTGCGAGCCTGTTGTATCTGGTAGGGAACAGAGTTTGTCTTGGTAGGATCGACAGAATTCTCCATGCCTGTGAACTCCGAGCGTATCTGGTCAAAGATTTTAGTTATTGCAGAACGGTTGGTGTTCATCTTCTTCACCGTGTTGCGAGCCTTGTTGATGTAGTTGGCACACTGCATATCCAGTTCGTCGTTCATGCCGTTGGCCTTGATCTGTGCAAGGAGTTTCTGGCCATACTTGGTACAACGCTCGGACGAGGTTGTGTTGTCCTTGTATATCTGTGGCGCGGATTGCGCTATCATCTGTACGTTTCCCTCGCGTACGATGGTGAGGTCTGTTGTCTGTTCACTCATTGTTGTAAGTATTATAGGGTTAGAATGTGTCGTCGTCGTTGTTGGCGGCAGGGTCAACGGTTACTCCTGCAGACGTGTCGGTCTGAGGTGTGAAGTCTTGCTTCTCTTGGATAATCTCGCCAGTGGCGGTGTCAACCTTCTCGCCATCACCAGTAACGCCGTAGATGTCGTCAGTGATTTCTGTCTCGTCAACCTGCTGTGACTCCAACTGCGTAGCACGACCGACACGTGCCTTCGGGTAGGTCTTGAAGGCGTGCTTGATGCACTTGGCAACGAGGAATCCGGGGTCAATCTGTCCGCCTTGTGCGGTGTAGAGGGCGTTGGGCTTGCCGTTCTCCCACTGCTTGGTCTGATAGTTGAACTTTGAGTTCTGACGAGCGGAGTAGTTGGAGAGTCGTGTCCAGTCTTCAGGCAGCATGACAGCATAGTCGATAGAACCATCGGCGCGAGTGATCTTCATGAAGCAAGCCACGATACGCCCGGTGGTGTGGGGAAGACGACATGTGTAGTTGACGAATTTTTGTCCGTCGCGTTCGCCATACTCGAAACTGTCCTCTTCGTACACGATAACCGGGTTGTCGGCGTGGCGTATCTGGCCGCAGCGTGCACGAAGCACCAGCTCGCCATATCCGGACACGGTGAGCATGCAGTGTGTTTCGTACTTGTTTTTCTTCTGTCCGTTGTCATAGAAACTGTCAACGGCGACGGAGCGAGCGAGGAGGTAGGCTTGCGCCTTGGTGCCGGGGTCGAGGGTGAGTCCGGAAATTGCCACGTCGAGGAAAGCTGTGAAGAGCGAGAACTTTGTGCACGTTTTGCGCACGTCCTCTTTCTCAGAAAGCAGACGATTGAAGTTGCGTGACTCGCGCTCGTAGGCTGCTTCGCCTGATGTTCCGGTTGATGGTGTCCACATTGCCTCGTAGATTTGGATGAACTTGTCGCGTACATTGTCATTGCGAACAATCCCAGTAGGTTCCATTGCGTTGATTTGCTCAACTGTAAGTCCTATCTTACTCATAGTGTTAAAAATTAAAAGATGAATATTATTTGTTTGTATGTGAGCCGCAGGTGGGAGTCGAACCGCACTAATGCACTCCGTGAGCATATTTGAGCCTTGTACTTCGGCTGTAACACGCCTTCTGTGGTTCCCGTTGCGCCGGGATGCCCTTTCCGATTAAGCATTCTATCTGCGGCAGTTGAGGCTACTTTTCAAGGTAGTCTTGTTGTATCCTCTGCAATAGCCGTAGGTCGGCTGTACGGTATTCGACTTTGCCCGGACGCTTGTAGGCTGTTACCTTTCCCTGCTTGCGCCACCGCTCCACATTTCCACGCCCGAACATTTCAAATGCTTTGTTCTGGCTGATGAACTCTGGGTCGTTGGCATCGAGCTTCAGCAGGTGGACGATGCGTGCGGCGAGGTCGTTGAGGAAGGCGGAGTAGCGTACGCACTTGTCGGAGAAGTTGAGGTAGTCCATTATCCTTTAATCTCCTGCTTGTGCGTCTATCTCTTCGCACCATTCATTAATGGCTTTGAGCCAAGTGTCGGTCTTGCACCAACGCCAAAAGAGCACACACATTGCGGCAAGCATGGCAAGGCCAAACACCTTGTCGAAGAGGAAATGCAGGAAAAACGAGAGTACAGTTTCGTCCTGTTCTTCACCAAGGAGGAAGAGTACGCCAACACTGCCCATGAGGGCGAGAATGGCGATGCGGAAAATTGAGATTGCTTTTTTCATTTCTTGTCTGATTTTATAGGGTTTGAACATGGAGGCTCTTTTGTGTGTTCAACGTAGCGGTTGAGCAGGGTGCAGTAACATCCGTTGATGGCGTTGTAGGACTGCTTGCAGGATTTGCAGAACTGGTTGGGCATGGCTTAGTAGCTTTGCGTGATACCGAGTTTTGCAAATGCCTCTTCCTCGGACACGGAGCCGCGCCAAGCGTCGAGATAATCGTTGATGGCTTGCTCGTTGTCACGGTCGGCCTGTTCGTTGTAGCCGAAATCCTTGCAGAAGACTGACAAACTGATGCGGTCGAGTTCTTCGTTAGACAAATGGGTTGAGGTGTTGCAGCTGATGAGGCTTGCAACAAGGAGTGCTGATGTGATGATTAACTTTTTCATGATGGAGTGGGTTTAACAAATTCTTGTTGCGGTGATTGTGCGCTGTTCGCGGTTTGTCGTGGTGGTAAACTTCTTGTCCCACTGGAGTCCAAAGCTGACGCAAATCGACTTCAAGTAGCTTGAACGGCTAACCGATACTGTCAACTCTTCGCCGACTTCAAGGGCGTTCAACTGGCCCAAGAGCGATTTTTTTCGCTGATTTTTAGATGTTTCTGTCATTATTTCGATATTTATTTATAACTTCATGGTGCAAAGGTAATCAAAACGATTGAATAACTAATCAATCTTATTGAGAAATCTTGTATTTTTAACATTTATTCAATAGTAATGATTGATTATGAAGTTTGAAAAAGTAAACATTGGACTGCTTATAGAGCAGAAAATGAACGAGTTAGATATCAATAAGTCTGAAATGGCAAGACGAAGTGGTATTGCTAATCAAAACATCAACCGCGTTTTAGAGCGCTCAAGTATCGATACAGACAAACTTATTGCTATTAGTGAGGCTTTGGATTTCAATTTTTTTGATTGCTTTCGTTCAATCGAAGATAATAGTATCGCTACAGCCGATAATGGCGGTGTTGCTGTTGCTGGAAATGGTACTGCACATCATTTCACTACAAATGCTTCATGCGAGGTTGCCGTATTACAAGAGCGCATAAAGTCGTTGGAGGCTTTGTTGGCTGAGAAGGAGAGGTTGATACAGGTCTTTGAAAAATTGATGGAGAAATGACTTTGATTATTATTATTCTCTGTATTGTTATTTTTTATTTAGTATATAGCGCAATAAGATATTCTGTAAGAGCAATTTATTATTTCCCAAAATTAAAAGCAGAAATAAAGAAACTTTATGATGCTATAAAAGGAAAGAATGGAGAAATTCGCGATTTAAAGAAAACAATAGAGTTAAAAGATGATCAATTAAAAGATTATGATATTCTTATAAAAGAAAGGAATCCGTTTTCTGTCGTATCTGATCTTGTTGCAGATGTTTACACCATTATTTACGAGGAGGATAAGCGTTATTTGAGAAATAAAAGTAGACCGGCATACACTGCTGCAGAAATTGTTTCTCAATTAAAAAAGAAAACGCATGCATATATTGCAGACTATAAATCGATGCTCTATAAATATGAATTCCTTTTGTCTACGTTTCCTGAATTGAAGCGATATGTTGATGATGAGGAAGCATTGCTGAGTTTAAGTAAGGTGGACAATTATAGTGAATTCAAAGAGAATAGGGATTGTTGCCGAGACTATCTTACAGATGAGGAATACAAGTCTTTGTCAGTAATAGAACGAAACCAACTTGCGCTTGACAGATACAAGAAAAGACCTAAATCAAATTGGACGGTCGGTATGCTTTACGAAATGTATATAGGACATCTGTTGCATGATCAATACGATGTCGTTCAATTTGGTATAATCAATGGAGTTGAAGATTTAGGTAGGGATATTATTGCAAAGAAAAAATATCCATTTGGTAAGGAAACGACATACATCATTCAATGTAAGAATTGGTCTGCAACGAAAGAAATTCACGAAAATGTAGTGTGTCAAATATTTGGCACTACTATGGAATACGAAATCAAAAACAAAAAAACGCTGAATCAGGAAGTAGTTCCTGTATTATGTGTAACAACAAGACTCTCGCAAACTGCACAAATATTTGCAGAGCGTTTAGGAGTTAAGGTTTATGTAAAGCCAATGGGGGACTTCCCAATGATAAAATGCAATATTAACAACGGCCAAAAGATATACCATCTTCCGTTTGATCAACAGTATTGGAGAACGAAAATTGAAAAACCTGGAGAGTTTTACGCATGGACAGTAGAAGAAGCGACAAAAAAAGGTTTTAGGAGAGCCTTAAAGCATCTGAATTATTGATTGCGAAATTTGTCCGACACATGCAGCTATTGATGACTGCTGTTGCAGTTACGACATATGCACAGTCTGTACTTGGAATAAAAATTGGAGAGATCTATTCAAATAATAGGCTTAAGGAGTTCTCTTTAGTGCAAGGCTCAAAATGTAATTTTCACTTTGATTGCCCGATGAGTAAGTGTCTTGGTGATGATAGTGGAATTTACTATGAGCAGCCAATATCGGAGATGGTACGTCAGCATGAAAATCATAGAAAAGTAAAATTGACGTGTGTTGGCTATGGTGGCTACAACCTTACGTTTCATTGCGATTGGTATGCAGTTCTGGATATTTCGATAACATATCGTTAACACGGAACTGCTCGATGACAGACAGCGTGATAAACTCTGCAAGATAGTCCTTGCGTGACCGTATTTCTCGCTCAGCAGCAAGGCGCACAGCCATGTGGGTGGCGGTCTCATCGGTAGAAGGAACACGCAGCGTTGTGGCGATTTGATTTTCAATCTGCTGCAACTCGCAGAATTGGCGTACATAGCTTTCTATCTTCTGAAGCCAGTCGGGAAGTGTGGAGATGTTGTTCATATCTTGTAAAATCTAAAAAAATATGGAACTGAAGGAATTTATAAATAACACGTTGACTCAGATAGCGGAGGGCGTGCAGGGTGCTATAGACCAGTCGGAGGGTAGGGGATATTTGATAATTCCTGTAGTGGGCAATGTCGGAGAAACATGTATTGTACACTTCGACCTATTGGTTGAAAGCCAAAAGGAAGGCGGAGCCAACATCAAGGTGCTGAGTGGCAATGTTTCCGAAAAGGTAGCCAACCGAATAAATTTCGATGTCGCTATGACCTTGCCGCACCCAGAGGAACCTGCGAATGAACAAAAGAATTGTTTGCACAGGCAACTGGAAGAGGGCAAGAAGAAGGATACTATCTTATCAAATCCTCAAATTGATCATTCAACTCCTCGTAACTAAACGAGTGTAAATAATAGAATGCATCCATGGCTTCGCTCGCTGCAATATTGACATTGTGCTTTTTCATGTAAAAGCGGAACAATTTCCTATACGAACGAGTGTAATACATGTAATGCAAATATCTGGGGGCTGTGTATCTCTTGACAAGAGTGCAGGCAATCCTAAAATATAGTTTTAATCTTGTGAACATGTGGCAAAGATAGCCGCTGAAAAGTGATTGATAATTTTAAGTTTTGAAAAATGTACTGTACTGAAGATGAATTTTACACAGATCTGAAAGAGGCAGCATGGAATATCCTTCATGAAAACCCTGATACGGACATGGAGAGTTGGAAGACGATGCTCATCGAGCAGTACCCGACAGAAGTAGTGAACGCATTGGGCACCAACCCTCCTGAAGTCTTTGCGGAACTTTCCGACTGGTGGGACTGCATGGACTACGACGACGGAGTGCTGGAGATACCGCACACGTTCCGGGAATGGGCAGAGTATTTCGCCACCGAACGCTCCGTGGAACTATACGACCTACTTGTTGAGGTGAAACGCAAATAAGGCGTTTTAAGCGTCTGTTTTCGTCAAGATAATAAAACCCTCATCCGAGCACATAAAGTTCGTCAGAGGGGCAAAATAACGGCTCAGGACGGCATTGTGATGCCGGAGTCAGAGTCGCACAAACAAATGAATTTAGCACGATAAGATTAGTTAATTCACCTCTTTTGATAGAGACGCTTACAAATTCTTCAAAAGTCCCTCATAATGAGAGGGTGAAATCAGCGGCGCAGGCAGCTGTTGAGGAATAATCGACAGATAATTAAATAATTGTTTTAGGCTGTAATGCTTTGGATTTCAGGCATTACAGCCTAAACTGTTTTTAAGCGGTTCGTACACTTGACATCGCTTTGTGAAGCCAAATGTACGGGTATTGCATACACCACGCATACACTTTTAGACAGGGGCGCATACACCAACGCATACACCACTGAAACAATTAAAAATCAAGAGGATATGGCAAATTTTAAAGCAGTAGTTAGAAAGAAGCGTGCAGATGGCTTCTATCCGGTGTACATTCGTATCGTTCACCGCTCTCGTATGGGGTATATCAAGACCTCAAAAATCGTTACGGACAAGCAGCTCAGCAAGACGGGTGAGATTAAGGATCCCGTAGTAAATGACTATTGTTCTCGTGAAATTTTACGTTACAGTGACCTCGTGAATCGCAAGGATGTTTCTCATTTCTCCGTAGCAGAATTGATTGAGTATTTAAACAATCTGGATGAAGAAGTCAACTTCAGTGAGTATGCGAATAAGTTTATTGCACGTATGCGTGAGGAAGGTCACGAACGTAATGCGAAGAATTATCGCTTGGCTGTTGATCACCTACAGCGCTATTTGGGCTCCACCGAAGTGATGTTCTCCAGATTGACCACTACTACCATTAATAATTGGATAGATAGCTTGTCATTGACCAATCGAGCCAAAGAGATGTACCCTACCTGTGTGCGTCAGATTTTCAAGAAAGCACTGGTAGAATTGAATGATGAAGAGCGCGGACTCATACGCATCAAGTATAATCCTTGGCTTAAAGTTAGCATTCCAAAGTCAGACAGGACCATGAAGTTGGCAATCAGCGCAGAAGCTTGTCGTGAGTTCTTTAACCGGCCCCTTCCGAAAACTAAGATGCTTGCCTCTACCCCGGAATTGGGACGAGATATTGCTTTGCTCATCTTTTGTTTGGGCGGAATCAATACGGTTGACTTGTACAATCTGAAGAAGGAAGATTATCATGATGGTATCATTTCGTATAAACGTGCTAAAACAAGGCATAGCCGTGCTGACGAAGCATATATGGAAATGCGTGTAGAACCTTTCATTCAAACGACGTTTAATAAGTATCTTGCGGATGAGGAAGATGAGTATCTCTTTGTTTTTCATAGCCGTTATAGGGATTCTGACAGCTTCTGTGCCGGTGTAAACATTGGTATCAGAAAAATCTGCATGGATATGGGCATGAAGAAAGAACAGTTCTATTGTGGCTACACCTTCCGTCATACATGGGCCACCATTGCCCAAAACGATTGTGATGCCAATATTGCGGATGTTGCCTTCGGTTTGAACCATAGTCAGGGCTATAAAGTGACCAGAGGCTATGTCAAGATAGACTTTACTCGTGCTTGGGAATTGAATGCCAAGATCATTGATTTTGTATTCTTCTCCAACAAGAAAAGCAAGCAAGGAAAGGCGCGTGATCTTGAGGAACCTGCCTATAAGCTTTTCCGCATATCACCAAAGATGATGATTCGTGCCCGTGCTTATTTTAAAGGAGAAGTTGTGGCCGAATTGACAAACATTGGCTTCAGCAATATCAATCAGGTGATAACTTCCCTTACTCCGGACTTGCCGAAAAATATGCCTGTTGGGTGTACTGTTCAATTCCGAATAACCAATTGCGATTCCAAGCAGGAAATGGTTTACGAACGCAGCAAAGGTAAGGGCTTCTAAAGCACCCTATACCTTAATATGATAGAGCCATCCGTATCAGTCAGAACGATTGATAAGGATGGCTCATTTTCAGTAGCTGCCCTACCTGTCGTTTTGTGCTACCAAAAAGCAGATCTTGACCAGAGGGAAAACACTCACTTATTCATCTGATACCCTATCCACCTTCTAAGCAGTTACGGCATTTTGTTCCCTTGGAGTGGATTTCAATAATTCCTGTGTCCGGTTGCACGCAAGTTGGCAATGACCACCACAACGATAAAGAGCAGCACTTTCCATGCCAGCACGAATGCGTTTTTTACCAGCCACCAGGTAAGCCGGATAACCTTACCGATAATCCACATGACCAATCTAAGTATCAGACTGAATACAATGAGTACCGGTATCATATATATTATGAGCAAGAGTTCAGCCATAGCAGTATATTCTTAGTTGTAACATTCCTTGGATGAGTGTTTCTCATAACCAAATATACTAAAAATCAGTGATATACAGAAACTTTTCAGGCTCTTTATTTGTCTTGTTAGCACTCTTTAAGTCTTGGTTTTCAGTGGCTTATTCCGAAGTTCTTTGGTCGGATTCGCTCATAGTATTTGAGATATTCAAATTCATGTTCCGACATCCTTTCATTATACTTTACTATGAAATTCGATTCGATAGGAATCCGTTTGGGTAGTTGTAATACTCGTTATTCGAGGTGACAGCTTCATACGCTAATCTGCATCCGAAGACAGGGAAACATTCCATCTTTTCCCTACATGTATATGAGGTCTTCGTGTTGTTGCGCTAAGGAACTGAAGGCAACCATTTATCGCAACCAGCTTTGCACATGACTATTGTTGTTTCCAAACTCTCAGTCTGCCCGAAGTCAGAATCCTCTTATCCGAGTGATTGAAGTCTATCGGATTGGAACATTGTGCATCCCAAGAACTAAGGTGATATAGACAAAGAGAGATAGGTGTTGAAAGAACTAAAGACAAGTAGCCTTGAATATTAGGAAAGGATAATCTGGAGCATCTGAGCATTCAGATGAATATACTTGGAATGCTTGATAATCAAGATAAATCGACCGAAGATTTCTCTCAAGAATGATGTTGTGAATTTTTGCGTTTCGACGTTTTTTGTGCTTCTTTGAGGTCGCTAAAGCTACCGGGAAGGCATCGAACTGCGTTGCAGGATTTGTCAAGCAAGTTGTACCCTTGTCATTACAAAACGGAGTTTTGTCCTCACAAGGGTCACTTGCCGATTGCTGCCGCAACGGGGCGATAAATCGCTGTTTCGCGCTGCGAAATAGGTATCCGGAGAACCCGGCTAACAAGTAATCCAAGGAAGTATGAAACAGAAGACCAAAGTATTTCAGTTGCGGCTTACCCCGGAGGAAGCCCAACTGTTGAAGGAAAAATCAGGCTCATTCCACTCTGTGAGCCATTATATCCTGTCGGCAGTGCAGGAATTTTCCAATGTGGATGTGAAGGAACGCATCGAGTTGATCCGGGAACTCGGTGAGTTTTACCGAAAGAATCAGAATGAACTCTCCTGGGCAGGCGGCAACCTGAATCAGGTGGTCAAACGAGCCAACGAACTGGCAGTTGCCGGGTTGCTTGCACCAGGCTATGTTCAGGAAATCGTGATACCGACCATCCGCGAAACACAGATAATAATGGAACGGATAAAGAAAGACCTGGAAATCATTACACAGAAGTGTATCAAAACCAAACTTTCCAACATGTAGCAGATTTCAATGTTGTTCCATCATGGTATTCCCTTTGGGGATTTCCATGGTGCAGGATGCTCAAAGAACCCTAATCTTTTAAACCGAATAATTCAGAAACCTAAAATGATAGCAACCATATTACCCGGAAGCTCGAACTTCCATGCCGTGGATTACAATGAACGGAAGGTGGCGAAAGGTGTAGCCCGGTTACTGGAGATGAAAAACTTCGGAGCACTCGGTGAAATACGTAAGCCGACTCCCGAAGAAATGGCCCAGTTTCTCATGGAATATTCCTCCATGAATCCCAGAATCCAGAAAGCACAGTTCCATGTAGCCATCTCCTGCAAGGGTCACGAAATGACGGAAGCCTAGCTGCTCGATTTTGCGCACCAATATCTCAAGGAAATGGGTTATGCAGAACCCGGACAACCCTGGCTCATCTATTCCCACAACGATACAGACAATGCGCACCTGCACATTGTGACTTCGAGAGTCGCGCCCGATGGGCACAAGATACAGCACGACCATGAACGCAGACGCTCGCAGGCGGTTATTGACAAGATACTTGGAACCGATAGAACACAAAAGACAGAGCAAGATCTTGAAGCAGCCAAGCAATATTCCTTTTCTTCCTTCGCCCAGTTCAAAGCCGTGATGGGTTCCATGGGGTATGAAGTCTTCCAGAAAGACGGGAACGTCTTCATCAAGCAAGGCGGTAAGATTCAAAAGAAACTCCCCCTGACAGAGATTGAAGCCCTGTTCAAGAAAGGTTATCAGGACAAAGCACGCAACCGCCAGCTGAGAGCCTATCTGAAAAAGTATCGGGATGTCTGTGCGAATAAGGAGGAACTGCAGAAGGAGATGAAGAAGAACTTCGGAGTGGATGTGGTCTTCTTCGGCAAGAAAGACAAGCCCTATGGCTATATGCTGATAGACCATGCCAACAAGATTGTCATTCACGGTGCCAGAATCCTTGCTGTAGAAGAACTGCTGGACTTCGCAACCCCCGAACAACGCTTTGACCGGATAGAAGCATTCATAGACCAGCTGCTGACCCTCAATCCCAAGACCACACAGGGAGAAATCTTCCAGAAACTCAAAAAACAACGTGCCTATATAAAGAAAGGTGTCATCTACTTTGATGGCAAGAGTAGACCACTGCCGCCCTTTATGGCCAAGGCCATAGACCGCAACAACCGTATCAGCTTTATAGAAAAGTTCAAGCCTACCAGCGCTGCAGAAGTGGCACTGCTCTGTAAGGTTTTCAAAGTGGACCGACCGGATTTGGTGGACATATCTACGGAGCGCAACTCCAACTACGCAGATGCCGTGAACAATTTGCATGGCATCTTCAATGATTCCGAAGTGAAATCACCCCGTAGCGCCATGTATCAGGAAGGCTTTATCATCCGCCAAGTGGACGATACCTACTATGCCATCAACTTCAAGGAACATATCCTTATCAACCTGAATGAAGAAGGATTCAATGTGGAACGGGTGAAGAAGCAATCCAAGAAGCAGAAACGGAAAGGTGTTCCGTTCAAGAAATCTTCTAAACTGAATCCGGTCAAGAGTTTGCAGCGAAAATCCTATCAGGGACTGGGCAAACTCAACAAGAAAGGTGAAGGTAGTCACAGCGCCAACCGCGAATGGGAAGTGGGTAAAAATTCCAATTATGACGAAGTGGACAACGGACGTTCCATGAAGATGTAAAATCCCTGATGTTTAGGATAATACCCAGATAAGCTATGTTGTGGGTGCACTTTCTTACCAGCAACATAGCTTATCTACATATTTAACCGCTCTTTCAATTTCGTATTCCGTTTCAAGACCTGCATGTTGTTGATGGCATAATGAAGGGCATTGGGGGTGCCGATAAGAATACAGATTTTCTTGGCACGGGTGATACCGGTATAGATGAGGTTGCGTTGCAGCATGATGTAGTGGTTCATCATGACGGGCATCACCACGATGGGATATTCTGAGCCTTGCGACTTGTGGATGGTAGTGGCATAAGCCAGCGTCAGTTCTTCCAATTCTGAGATTTCATAAGATACCAGTGTTCCTTCGAAATTCACACTCAGTGTATTCTCATCCATATCTACCGATTCGATATAGCCCAAGTCACCGTTAAACACTTTCTTTTCGTAATTGTTTCGTAGCTGCATGACACGGTCACCCAGTTTGAAGGTGTTGACTCCACGAGTCAGTCCAACCTTTGAGGGATTCAAGGCTTTCTGCAGCGCTGCATTCAGTGCAATGGCTCCGATATTCCCCTTCTGCATGGGAGTCAGTACCTGAATCTGATGGGCATCTACCTCATACGCATGAGGAAGCCGTTTCTGCACCAGTTCTACAATAGTTTCAGCCACAGCTTCGGGCTTTTCCTGTTTGATGAAGAAGAAGTCGGTATTCTTGCCGTTGCTCGTATCGGGATAATTGCCTTGATTGATGGCATGGGCACTCATCACAATCCGGCTGCTTTGCGCCTGACGGAAGATGCGGGTCAGGCGGATAACAGGTATCCTCCGGCTTTCAATGATGTCGCGCAGTACGTTTCCGGGTCCCACACTGGGCAGTTGGTCCACGTCACCCACCAGGACCAGGCGCATGTTCGAGGGGATGGCTTTCATCAGATGCATCATCAGGTGGATGTCTATCATCGAACATTCATCCACAATGAGCGCATCTCCTTCCAAAGGATTCTCTTCGTTTCGCTTGCAGCCTTCCTGCGGATTGTATTCCAGCAGACGGTGGATGGTTTTTGCTTCCCTTCCAGTAGCTTCGCTCATTCGTTTGGCCGCACGTCCGGTAGGGGCAGCCAGCAGAATCTTCAATCCCATGTGCTGGAATGCGGCAAGAATACCTTGGGTTGTAGTGGTTTTACCTGTACCCGGGCCACCGGTCAGCACCATGACTTTGGAACGGATGGCCTGTTCGATGGCCTGTAACTGAATCTCGTCATACTCTATACCCGTTTCCTTGCTGAGTGATTTGACTTCAAGGGTTTCTGCGAAGAGGTCTTGTTCAGCAGGAAGCAGCAGGTCAAGCAGGTCTCTAGCTACGCCGACTTCTGCATAGTAATAATAAGGATGATAGATGGCATCTTCTTCGGCGATGATTTCTTCATCCGTTTCCATCTGTTTCAAGATTTGGATAATGAGGGACTCATCGGTAGTCAGCAGTTCATGGGCAGCTTTGATCAGTTGCTCCCTTTCTGCATAGACATGTCCTTCTGTAGAGAGTTGGTGCAGGGTATGTAGAATACCGCTTCTGCAACGGTGCGGATCATCATCCAGATAACCCATGTTGTGGGCTATATCATCGGCCATCTTAAAACCAATGCCCCACACTTCATCTGCCAGCCGGTAAGGATTTTGCCGGACCTTACCGATGCTGTCCTTGCCATACTTCTTGTAGATTTTTGCTGCATAGGCCGTGCTTACTCCATAGCTCTGCAGAAATACCATCACATCCTTGATGTCTTTCTGCTTCTCCCAACTTTCCTGAATCTGGGAAAAGCGCTTTTTGCCGATACCCGGCACTTTCAGCAGTTCTTCGATGTTGTTCTCAATGACTTCCAGTGTCTGGAGACCGAACTGTTTGACGATGAGTTTGGCATACTTGGGGCCGATACCTTTCACCAGACCACTGCTCAGGTAGCGTTCGATGCCGTAGAGCGTAGAGGGCATGATTTCTGTCCAGGTGTCCGCTACAAACTCGTTGCCGTATTTCCGGTCTACTTTCCATTCGCCTTCACACAACAATATCGTACCTGCAGGTAAGTCCAACAGGTAGCCAATCAAGGTAACCAGATCTTTGTAACCGGAAACCTTTACCTTCAATACCGTGTATCCGTTGTCGGGGTTCAGGTAAGTAATTCGTTCTACTACGCAGCGAAGTTTGATCATAGGTAAGTCATAAGTGTAAGCTAACTACAAATATACGAAAATTATAGTACAAGATTCTCCTGAAATCTTCTTATTTGAACAATAAAAGGTAAAGGAATTGTCTAAGTTTGGATTTAAGAATTTTGATACTTTAGGAGATGAATAACATGATGTTTAATGTTTTAAGCATATGGCTAAAGGCGAAAAGGGGACTTTTAGTTGTAACTTTTTTGGCTAATTTTTCTCAGATTCCCTTGTTTCGAAGTCCATTCAACCCCCGGTTTCAGCAACCGAAAGCACATTGATGTTGTGCATTTAGGTTTTCCCTGTTCCAGCATTTACTTTTGCTTGCGAATTTGATAAACGGAAAACAACATGATACAGACCCCGGTCATAATCACCTTTGCCAACCAGAAAGGAGGCGTCGGAAAGACGCCCCTCTGTGTGACTTTTGGCAACTATCTCGTGGCAAAAGGAGTCCGTGTTGTCATTATCGACTGCGATTTCCAGCATTCCATCCTGAAATGCCGCAAGGCAGACATCAAGAAGTATGGAGAGGAACAACTGCCCTATGAAGTCTGGTCATACGAACCCAACAACAAAGTGGAGATGACCTCGCTGGTGGAAAAACTGCACAACGACCCCGAACTGGATGTGGTGCTGATGGATTCACCGGGCAGTCTGCATGCTGAAGGACTGGTTCACATGTTCGTCAATTCAGACATCATCGTGGTACCATTTCACTATGATTTGGTGACCATCCCCTCCACAGCCAGTTTTCTCCTGTTTCTGGACCGCCTCCGTCAGGCCGTAGGCGAAGGGATGAATGCTCAGCTCTTTATCATACCCAACCTCAATGACAACCTTTCGTATGCTAACGGCATTGCGTCGGCGGTCACGGCTCATTTCAAGGTCGAGCAGCTGTCCGGTCAATTCATCAGTTTTGGCTATGGCAGCTTGCGCTATGGCCTTTTTCTTCAGTTGCTCGATGTAGTCGGTGAGTGCTTTTGTATTTTCGCGCATGATGCGGCCTTCCTCGTTGATTTCGGCCTGATACTGAGGCGCAATCTGTTGCAGCGCGTTAATGGCTTTTTTGCGTTCAGCAAGGCTTCGGGTGTTGTCATGCACAATGGCTGTAAGCAGTTTTATTTTGTTTTGCGTTTTAGCCGTTGCTTCTGTGCCCTGTTTTTCAAGTTCCAGGCTATCGGCCTGTATTTCTTTTTGCAATCGTTGTTCGCGGGTCAGTTCTTTGGTTCGCGAAGCCAGCAGATACACCGCCCCGATTACAGCAACTACAGCGGCCAGCACTGCAGCATAAGGGTTGGCCAGCATGGTGGCGTTCAGTTTCATCTGTGCGGCGCGTAACAATACGGCATTTCCGGTTAGTTTGGCATAGCTGGCAGTGAGCATCAATCCGGCTGCACGTGCGGTGGCTGCGATTCGTGTGCCTAAGGCTATGGCGGTATTTTTGGCAGTTTCGGCTATTGTTCCTGCTTTTGCGACAGCTGTGTATGTGGCAATAGAAAACGCCAACGAACTGACTGCTCCAATGTTCTGAACCGCGTACGTTCCAACCGCCATCAATGCCTGCAAAAAAGCAGTTAGCCCATTCGTGGCTGTGGTAAACACGGGCATCAATTTCTCGCCCAGTTCCGTGCGCAAGTCGGCCAGCTTTTGTTTTGATTTTTCGAGCTGAGCCTGTGTGGTGTTGTTAGCCTTGTCATATTCTTTTTGCACGCTGTCGGCCTGTGAAAAGGCTTCCGTGGCTTGTAGCTGGGTGTTTCTGACAAGTTCCAAATTGTTTGCCAACGAAGTAATCACTTTTGTAACGCCAACCCCCGTCAGTTGCAATTCGGCCATGCGTGGAGCGAGCGCGTCCATACCGCCCAACTTTTGTGCGGCAGAGGCAAACTCCAACAAGGCCGCATTGGCATCCTGTTTTACGAGCGTAGTAAACTTTTTTACATCTAGTCCTACGGCTTTTGCCATTTCAGCCGGTTTGGTGTAGAGTTCCTGTATCAGGCGGTTCAATGCCGTGCTACCTTCTTCGGCATTTACCATACTTTGGTCCATGACAGAAGCCAGTCCCATTACCTGAGCCTGCGTCATGCCGGCCTGTCGGGCCATACCCGAAAGGCGTGCCGTGAAGTCCATGATGTATCCTTCGTTTGCCGATGAACTTTGAGCCAGTTCGTTGATGGTTGAGCCGGTAGCCAGCATGGCCTGTTTCAGGCCCATGCTTTCCGAATCACCAAATAGCTGAGCCAGTTTGCCGATGTTCTTCACCGCGTCCTCGCCCAGATCCTCACCCAAAGCCACATTCAGCACATTGGCAGCGTCCACAAAGTCGAGCACCTGCTGTTTGCTCTGTATGCCCAAGCGTCCGGCATCAGCGGCCAAGTCATTGAGTGCTGCGCGGCTGGTACGGGTATCCATCCGTTTGAACGCTTCATTCAGTTCTTCCACTTCTTCACGGCTCATGCCGGTGTATTTCGTCACGTTGGCCAGGTGTTCGTCCATTTCGGCAAACTCTTCTACATAGCCTTGCATGGAATCCAAAGCTGACTCAAAGGCTTGTGAAACGGTATTGACGATACTTGTAATGCCTACCCATTTTTTACCAAAGGCTGCAAGTCCTGTCTCTTCATTTTCTTTGGCGACTTTCATTTCCGAGTTGATCTTATCAAGTTCGGCCCGTGCTTTAGCCAAAGTTCGTGTTAGAGTTTTCCACTGCTCCGACCCTCGCTCCACATTGCCATTCTCAAGTTCCCTATTTAATTCCTTGATTGTTTTTTTCAGTTCTTTGGGAGTGGCTTTGTCCAAGTTCTTCAGCACTTTTTCCACGGTTTGCGCCCTGCTTTGCATACGCTCGGCCTGTCTTTCCAAAATCTTGATTTCTCGCGTATAGGTTTGCAACGCCTTTCCATCTCCACGTTCAAAGGCTTCGGCACGTTTTTGTCGTGCCGTTTCCAGTTTCTTATTTATGTCGTCTAACTTTTGTTGTGCTTGGTCAGAATTGATAACCAACTTTACCGTCTTAATGTCTTGTGCATTCATAAAAAACGTGTTACTTTTGGGTTGATGTTCCAAAAGTAACACGCATTCATGATTGTATAAAAGACAAGAAAGCATTGTGCGTAATCCTGTCAACAACTTCGACAAAATTCCTTTTTTCTTCTTTTTCTTTCAGCTTCTGCATAAGCTTTCGGGTACATGGGATTCCCGTACATGTCTGTTTCGTATGGGTTAATTGGTTTTCTTCTTCTCGCTTTCCTTTCTCTCTCTCTCCGATTCATTTCCGACAATTTCTCAGCAAACTTCGGGTCAATAAGAGAACGGATGAAAAGATATAAGGCAAAAACAGCATGTAATACCAACCAAAAAATAAAGAAATCCCACATGGCTCAAATATTTTTAATAATATCCGACATAAACTTAGAAGCAGAAATGTTTCTGCAACAAATATACGAACTTTTTCGCGCATTTGCAAAATTTACGCTCTAAAATAATCCTTTTTAAAGGTTGTCGAATGCAGCCCTGAATCTGCTCCCCAGTTGTTGTGCCATATAATCCTTCATTACTTCGGTCGAAATGTACCACGAACGCGAGAACCACGGCCGCTTTTCGCGTGCCCGTCCCAATTTATGCTCCATTCGGTAAGCTTTACCCAAAAAGGCAAGGTCGCCCCCGTTACCGCGCGTGTAACCATTGCCCACACCCCGGTCTACATAGATACCGTATCGCAGGAACTGAAACGAAATGTCGGCATCCAGTCCGTTTACGTTCACATTTCCTTTCGTTACGCTTTGGCGCAAATTCCCCGTGTGGTACACGCCCAAAAGGTCGAGGCGGTCGCGCCATATTTCCACCATTTTGGCCGTCCATCTGTTCACATATTCCGGCATGGGTGGGGTGGTGTTGGTGTTGTTATTCATAGCCGGTGTGAGTGTTTAGTTATCCCATTCTTCAGGGCGGAAGCAAAGATCGAGTGGTTGTTCCATGGTCAACATAAAGTACAATCCCGTGGCCGAGTTGAGAAACATGCCGCCCAGTTCATTGCTGCGTATGTCGGCGGTGTCAAGATAAAGCATGCTGCCATTGGCCTGTTCGCGGTCGTGAATCATGCGGCTTTGGAACTGTCGGAACACTTCGCGGCACAAATTCATGGCGCGTGCGTAATCATCGGTACTTCCGAAGCGGAAACGCGCTAAGATGAACACGGTGTAAACCCTACGTTCATACCATCCGCCGCCGCGCTCAAAGGTTGTACATTGCGAGGTATCGGCCGTACATACAAAGTTTGCCGTGGTTTGAAAGTTCTGCAAAAGTCCCTCCAAATGTTCCGGGCCGCTGCACGTCACAGCCTTGAACCTGTTTAGCGCGCACAAACGGCATTCCGAAGCCATCCGCGCCATGTAGTGGGTGAGAGAGTGTGTCATAGCCTTACTTTTTATTCAAATGTTCGTTCATTTCACGCGCCTCGCGAGCTTTAGCGTTCAGTTCAGCCAACGCATCCATGGTGTCGGCATGTAGCACCGCCTCATTTTTGGTCACGTCTCCTCCGGTCAGAGCCCTGATTTCAGCCAGCATCAATTCGCGCATATCGGGTTGGTTGTTGTCTGTTGGTGCAGTACGGCTGAAAAGGTCAGGGAAAAGTTGCGTATAGGCAGTTTTCAACCCCACGAGCCACCACAGCACCAAAACGTGCTCGGCCTCATGCATTCGTTTGCCGTCCCATCCCGGATAAAGCAAAGGCATCAGTGCCTCCAGAGCTTCAGGTTCCTGGGTTTGCAGATAGCCTTGGTAGTAATTTTCAATTTGCAAATAGTGGCTGAACGGCACGCCCGAAAGGTGTGCATCCACAGCTTCAATGCCCCGTAAGGCATGGGGGCGTATCGGTTCTTCCGGTGGTGTGTCCATCCAGTCTAATTCCGGAAGCAATTCTGCCAAAGCGGTAGCATCGCTCAGTTTGTAGCGTACTTTGGTGTAATAAACGGCTTCTCCTACAAGGACCGGACGGGTAAGCAGGTGAAGATTGAACGCTGCTGGTACGAGGATGAAGACGGTAAGGAGGTGGAGCCGGACACCATCACCGGGGAGTTCTCGGACATGCCGCATGTGCTTTCTTTCTTAGGCAGGTTCTACGACCAGGTGTTCAACATTCTG